CGTCACGGACTTGATGTAAGGCGTTATGCTTTCTTCTGTGAAGACCATGTTCCATACAGCCCTGCTGTTATCGATGAGGAAACGGGTGACGTATTAGAGCCGGAGCAAAGGGAGGAGATCCGGTTAGGCGTTCGCTATGAAGAACTGCTGATGCTTGAAGCGGCGTTGTTACGACGCAATAACAATCGCCTGAAAGTGAAAATGGATGAATTAATGGTTAGGGTCGAATCTCTGGAAACTAAAGCATAGAATAAATAAAGCCCCTTTTTGTGAGGGGCTTGCATCGCATATTACAACAATATATTAGCGGTATGTTTCTGGTATATCTTCATAAGAACCGGTTCGAGACCACACAATTCCTGTATTAACTGTTCTCGCCGGGATGCCAACATTGATAGTATTTGGCTCAATATCCTTTGTTACCACTGCTTCTTGGCCGATGACAGAGCCGTGATGTACTTTCACACCTTTGCTGAGCCTGACGCCACTGCCGATCCAAACATGATCGCCAACAACCACATCACCTGGATTATTTAAATGCTCTTTGGTTTCTTTATTATAAATACCGTGACCATCAGCTGTGCGAACAACAACGCCTGACGAAATCATGCAGTCCTTGCCTACAGCCATTACGCGGGAGTGGGTTACAAGAGCCATACCGCTCTCCCACGTAGATTCTGCACCTAGCAAGAAAACACAATCATCACCTTCGAGCCGGATATCAACTCTGCGTGGTCGAGCGAAAGGTCCTATCACAACAAGATTCCGCTTACCTTTTACAGTGATTTTTGCCCCATGAATTTGCGCATTGTCGCATGCGACAACAATAGAACCCTCTCCATCCACTGAACAGCTGCCACCGTCCATAGTAAAGCGGGCGGTATGGTGGGCAATGATAGCGCCGCCATTTGCGACATTAGTTTTATAGGTATGGCGAACAAGAGGTGCTATGTCCTTTACCCCATCAACTATGTCAGGGAAACCAAAATCCTTGATAACGTCAGAGAATACTGATGAACGAAGGGATAGAGCTTCTTTTAGATTAAATTGCATAAAATATGTCCTGCCGCGCAGAGGTAGTATGAGTTTAAGAAGCCATTTTACACAACAGTGCGGCCCCATAAACTGTTTACTGTCGATTTCTTGGGCTTCTATGACTGAAAAATATCAAGTTTTGGATGCTAGGGTAAGCTGTGCTTATCCTGCAATCACTTGTTTAAACATAGAATACCCTATTACACTATTTAAAACGGTTTATAAAGTCATCAATATCAGAAAGAAGATATTTTATTCTTTCATCTATAATATCATCACTCCAATCCCACCATTTTATTTTTAACAAAGCATCTATCGTATTGGAGTTATGCCTCATGCGCAATAACTTAGCAGGTGAACCGCCAACGATAGAATAAGGTTCGACATTTTTGGTAACCACGCTATTCGCCGCAACTACTGCACCATCTCCAATGGTTACGCCAGACATTATTGTTGCATTGCTACCTATCCAAACATCATTCCCAATGATAATATCACCATTGGTGTGATGGTCTGATATATTATCTCTAATCGCTCCTGGCCAGTATTTTTTTAACGACGTAAATGGATAGGTTGTGGCTGTATTTATATTGTGATTGCCAAGTATTATATTTATCCCTGATGCTAACGAGCAAAATTTGCCAATTTCTAAATGGGCCATGCCTGCTTCAAAAATTTTGGGGATGCCATATGTATGATCTCCCACTTCCCATTTATATTTGGCTATTAAAGATTTTAATGCATTTTTTGTATTTGCTGGATATTCGCCAAGGCTCTCTCTAGAGAAATCTATCTCCTGAATTTTATGTTTTATATTTAAGTTAGGGCGAAGAAGGAAATCTCCGACAAAAGTAAGTTTGCCATCCTCCAAAAAAGGTTTGCTGAATTCTGTGCTGACCCTGCCGTCTTTTGTAAGAAAAGACAAAACACCGTTTACCATCTTCCATGAATATTCATTATCATTTGAATGTCCATAAATAGAACCATCATCAAGAAGGCGAACAGGTGATACCATATAACTACCATCAATACGGGATAGTTGAAAATGTAATGATGATATGTTTGAAATCAAGATTTCATCAGTCCTAGAATGATGCATTTTTAATCCGTGAGGGTGAAATTTACCGTTATCGAAAGTGCCATGTTAATGCATTGAGGGAGAAGTTAGAAGCACAGGTTCGGAGTCAGGATATTGATACTACCAATACGGCATCGCAATTTAAAAAATAGCGACAAGAGCAAAATATCAACAATTGCACACAAATAATATCTACATAAGTAACTGATATAAAAGGTCATTATTTGTGTGATATGAATTTTATCTGTCTGATGCAGTAATTGCCATTGCCATTTGCGACTCTTAAAACTACTGTATATAAAAACAGTATAGGAGTGCAGATCATGCCCCGCAAATCAGACATTCACAGCGCATTTGTCGCTGCAATACAGCTAAACCCTAAGGGTTATCAGTGTTTACGCACGGATGACTTCATCCGTGAGTTGCGCGCCAGAAACTGGCATTTTACGCCGGCCGACGCCAACGACTGGATAGAGCGTTATCAGGAGTTTTTCGTCGACAAGACGCCGGACAATAGCCAGAACCGTCTCTGGATGATGAGAAACATGGGGAGGGTCGTGTAATGGGGTTCCCTTCACCGGCGACGGATTATGTAGAGCGCAGGCTTTGTCCTGAGACGATTTGCGGTATTGGTATCGACAGCCGCATTCTCGAAACGTCATCAGGGTTTGCTGTCATAGAGCCGATCACCAGGTTGTCACAGGGGCAGGTTCTGCTTATCCTGTCGGGTGGACGCACACAGTTCGCGAAGGTTATGGGTAAAGCGCTGATAACTGATGATGGAGAGGCGATAGAGGGATCTGCAGTTGAGGAAGTAGAGTTGATGGGGCGGGGGACTTTTTTCATGAACCGGGCTATCGAGGATGACAGGATAGTGTGACATGTTTGTGCCATGGGTGTGTCATGTACCCATTGACGAGTTACATCAACTTCCGTTTTGTGTCATCAACAATGGCTTTGTGAATGCGGTCAATGCTTGTTAAAACAGTAAGTTAAATGTGGTGCTTCTGATTCGTAATGCGAAGGTCGTAGGTTCGACTCCTATTATCGGCACCATTCAAGCATTTCTTCACATTTTCCTGCATCA